GTACAGGTCTGACCGACAAGAATGGCAAGAAGATTTGGGAAAATGATATTGTCTATATTAGAGGTAATGGTTTAAGCGGTAAAGGTGTTATTGCTTATGAAAATGGTTGCTTTGTTCTTAAAGATAAGAAAAGGCAACGCACATATAGTCTTTTTGGTAATTGGAAATTTAGGGTAGATGGAAACATTTTTGACAATCCAGAGCTACTGGAAGGCGGTCACGAAACCGGAAAGCATGGCGATTAGGATTTAATGATTCTTGTAAGGTGAAAGGAGTAAAAAATGGGCTTAACAAATAATCAGCAGAGATTGATTATAGCAATAGCGCAGAATGATATGCAGTCAGCTAAAAAGTGTGCGGTTGCTTGTGTAGTTGAAGATACTACACAGAAAAATCAATACTTCTGCAAGAAATATAAACAGATATTGGAAAGTGCAGGAAGTAATCTAATTGAACTTCCTTGCGATTTGAAAGGACTACTTTGCGTGGAAGATGTATCAAATTCGTTTAAAGAGGGCAGATATTATCTGTCGGGCAGAGAAAAAGAGGTATTTGACAACATTGTACGAATGAAGAAAGTCAATGAAAGACTTATGGAAATGGGAATACCGTACATAAATTCTACCTTGCTTTATGGCGAAAGTGGAACAGGTAAGACAACGTTCGGGCGGTATGTGGCATACAAGACAGGATTGCCGTTTTGCTATCTGAATTTCTCAAATTTGGTGGATAGTTACATGGGAAATACTTCAAAGAACATCAGTAAAGCGTTTAATTACGCTATATCAACGCCATGTGTATTTATGCTTGACGAGATAGATTGTATCAGTATTAAGCGGTCAAGTATGAGCGGAAGCGGTGGTTCAGGCGAAGAAATGGCGAGGATAACCATAACACTTATGCAGGAGTTTGATAAACTTCCGAATGACATTATCGTTATCGGGGCGACAAACCGCATAGACAGAATTGACGAGGCATTGTTAAGACGGTTTTCTCTGAAACACAAAGTTGAAGTTCTTTCCAGTGTTGAGAAAGAGATTATAGTGTGGAAATTTCTTAATGATGTGAATATGACATTTTCCAACGAGGAAATCAAGGAATTGGTCGCAAGTAATGAAAATCAATCTATGTTGCTGAATGAACTGATACGAAGAATATCACAGGAGATTTATGAGGAGGTGCGTGCAAAATGAGTAAAGCAGTATTAGTAATGGACATGCCGGAGAAATGCAGCAGATGTAAATTTGCGTATGAGTTTTACGGTACAAAGAAATGTCAGCTGCTAAACAGTCTGCGTCCTGGTGTATGCTCCATATTGATGAATGAAAATTTTGCAAAGAAAAGAGATTATTTCTGTCCTCTCCGTGAACTGCCAGAGAAAAAAGAAACAAAAGACTCCTATAGTGTGTATTCCAAGCAAGAGGTATTTGCATATCAAAAAGGCTGGCGAGAAGGTAGGGAAGATGGCTGGAATAACTGTATAGATGTGATAACAGGAGGTACGGAATGCAAGAACAAATTTTAAAAAGAATTGACGAGGCAGTTGCTGATATTCAAAATATCAGAACCTATTTCAAGGCTAGATATGGAGAGGAAAGCCTTGTAGATAAAAAGATATATGAAGCTCTGCTATTGGCAAAAGAGGAAATTCAGCGGTATAGAGCAATGGAGGAACGATTAAGAGTTGTATATGGCGATTGTCCAGGTCTTTTAGAAAAAGTGGTAGAAACATTAATTAGGCATGAGTGCATGGATATACCAGAACCGGTAAAGGCAAGATTACTAACGGATGATGATGTAGATAAGTGGGAAGCGTATAAAGCAATCGGAACGGTAGACAAGTGTAAGGCGGCAGTGGAAAAGCAAATTTCGAAGAAACCTAGATTTTACACACATAATTGGTATTGTACCGATTGCGGACGACTTGTGGGTAATTCAGAATTTAAGTGGGCAAATAATTTTTGCAAAAATTGCGGGCAGAAATTGGATTGGGGTAAGGATAATGAGTAACCGACCAGAGATTACAAAAATGCTTTCTCTGTCATTGGAGAAATACATAAATTCGCACAATGACCCAAGAATTTATTGGGCAAAAGAGGTTACGTTTGATTATGCAACAAGCCATGCGATTAGAGTTGATTACATGAGATTTAAGCCACTGAATAACACGGTGTCCGGTATTGAAAAGGGAGATTTTTACTGCTATGAAGTGAAATCATCAATAGAGGACTTTCATTCGGGGCATGGGCTGAATTTTATTGGCGATTATAACTATCTTGTAATGCCAGAGGAAGTATATGCGGCGGTTTCAAATGAAATCCCATATTATGTGGGCGTACTTGTGCCAGAAGGAAAGAACTGGCGTGGCGAGTGGTACGATTTGAAGTCAGTAAAGAAAGGAAAACGCAGAAACAGAAACAGACCAATGGCAGAAATGTTGTTTATGATGTTTCGGTCATGTGCAAGAGATAGTCAAAAAAGGCACGGAAGCAATTGAAAGATTTATGGAACAGCCGGAATTTAAATATTGCAATCCAAAAGAATTTACCGGTTTTGTTCCGCATTTTAAAAATATGTACAAATGTACAAAACAATCAGATTGGGATTATGCCGAGTGCGAATATGATTACGCAGTAGGCTAAAAACATAGGAACGGAGAAAAAAAGACACATGAAACCAATTAAAACAATACTAAAAATACTATTCTGTATCCTAAAGCTTCTAACCATACTAATACTTGTAAACGCAGCCTTTTTCTTCTTTTTTATTTCCTACATAACACAAACATGGGTGGACGCTATTTTTATAGAGGATGTAGACATAACATTAATTGCAGTTAATATAGGTTCGTTTGCTGCCATGTTTGGATGTGGGTGGTTAATCTGGAGGATAGGAAGGACACTAGAATAAGTTGCTTTATGGCAGCAGGCCTGATAAGGAGAGGAAGGGGATTATGTCAGAACAGAAAACCGAAACAGAATTAAAGAAAGAATACTTAAAAGAATATGGTAAGATCGTCCGGCAGATGGAGCGGAGTGAGCTTCTTATTCGGGAAATGCGATTAAACAGAATGATGCCTGCCATTGCCAATGATGGTATGCCTCATGCGCATAATAACGACGACCTTTCTTCTTATGCTGCCAGGTTAGATCAAGAAGAAAAACGGTATTTAAAATACAGATACCGCCGGATTAAGAAGTGTAAGGAAATAAGGGATAAGATAGAGCAGCTTACAAACGAGGATGAGAAGGATATTTTGACTTATCGTTATATAAAGTTGATGAAGTGGGAGGATATTTGCGTGAAGATGAAGCATAGTTGGCAACATGTACATAGAATTCATGCGAAAGCGTTAAAAAACTTTAAAATGTGATTAAATGTTACTATGCTCCTGTGTTATAGTATAAGCTGAAAAGAATAAATAAATCCCCTAATACATTAAAGGCGCCTGGTTGTTATTACAGTTAGGTGTCTTTTTGAATTAAATAGAGGTGGTGACTGTGCCAAGAAAGCCAGATGAAAGAGTAGAGCAGGCTAAGGAATTATACCGGAAGGGTTTAAAATTAATTAACATTGCAAAACAATTAGATTTACCAGAAGGGACAGTTCGTAGGTGGAAAAGTACCTATAAATGGGATAGCGAACGTTCGGAAAAGAAAGCGAACGTTCGGAATGAAAAAAATAAAATAAAAGATAGCAAAAAAGAAGCCATTGCAGCAGAAGTTGAACAGGTTTTAGAAAACCCTAATTTGACGGATAAGCAAAGGCTTTTTTGTTTGCATTATATACGCCGTTTTAATGCTACAAAGGCATATCAGAGAGCATACGAATGCAGCTATGAAACAGCAATGGTCGAAGGGTGTAAACTGCTAAGAAATCCAAAGATTAAAGAAGAAATCCAGCGTCTTAAACAAAACCGCTTCAACAGGGAGTTACTGAATGAGCACGATATCTTCCAGAAGTACATGGATATAGCATTTGCCGACATTACCGACTATGTAGAATTTGGACAGGAAACCGTTCCGGTTATGGGCCCGTTTGGGCCAATTGTAATCAAAGATGATGAAACCGGAGAAAAGAGAGAACTTAAGAAGGAAATCAATGTAGTACGTTTCAGGAAAAGTTCAGAAGTGGATGGAACCTTAATTGCAGAAGTTAAGCAGGGAAAAGATGGGGCTAGTATCAAACTAACGGATCGCATGAAAGCGCTGCAGTGGATTAGTGAGCATATGGATTTAGCAACAGAAGAGCAGCGAGCTAAGATAGATATATTAAAGGCAAAAGTACAACCAAACGATTTGTCAGAGGCGGTGGATGATGGTTTTCTTGATGCTTTGAATAATAATGGTGGGGGGGGTTGGTCGGATGAAGATAAAGCAGATATTTAAATTTCGTCCATTTTCTCAAAAACAGAGAAAGATGCTTAATTGGTGGTGCCCGACTTCACCGGTAAAGGATTTTGTTGGTATCATAGCAGATGGCGCTATCCGATCAGGCAAGACGGTAAGCATGTCATTATC